GTTCCAGCATCAGCTTAAAATCCATCCACTGCACGGTAGGCTTTGCCGCCATCTGGGTAGCTTGCTGGCTTAAGGTCTTCATGGCCTGCGTCGGGTTCTCTGCCGCAGCTGCCAATCCGCCCATGCCCATAACCAGTTTGTCCGCGGATTTTACGCCGACGGCCGCCATCTGGCTGTATGTGGTGGCCATGTCAGAGGATGAATAGATGGTCTTTTCCGCAAAGGTCTGCAATTCTCCGCGGACCTTTTTGATGTCCCCGGCGCCTTTGCCAATCATCTTCATGTTGCCGTTGAACGTCTTCCAGGTGGCAGTTGACGCGCTAAGCTCTGTACCCATGCTTTTCACACCTGCTGCCACCGCGCCGAAAGCTTTCTGACCAAGGCCCATGAAAACACCGAGGCCTAAGCCGGATTTAATTGTGCTGCCAAATCCGGACGCGGATTTCTGCGCGGCTTTCATGCCGGCCTTAAACCCCTCATCCCGGGCGCTTAAGACAGCTTCAATGCTATAAGTTTCATTCGCCATGCGTTCCACCCCCTTTCATGTGCTTACTTAGTTCCGTAAAGCGTGGATCCGGATGATATTTCCGCCGAATCTTCGCCTCTTCTCTTTCAAAATCAAAAAACTGGTCGAACTTCTTGTAAACTGGCCGCTGGTACTTGCCCTTTTTTGCCTGGGCGGCAAAGACCAGATACGCTACCCGGTGCTGCGCGTGCAGTTCATCCAGACGGCGGTAATCCAGGGCTTCCATGAGTAACTCATACTCCGGAATGGTCAGCGTGTCCACCTCTTCCAGGCGTTGAAAGCCAAGGTACCGGAAGCAGTTTACTGCTACGTCATGGTACCAGTCGGAAAAATTCTGTTCTTCTAGTTCTGTTTCAGCATCTCCTGCTTGCGCTGCTCTACGGCCTCGATCAGATTCAGTGTTGCCTTCCTGGTAGCATTTGCAAACTTTAAACCCTCAATCACCTGATCAAACAGCGCGTCTACGTCAGTAGCGGGATCATCAATATAGCTTTCGATGGCCATAGTGGTAAGCCTCGGATCCTGCCGGCGGTTCGCCAGATCCAGCACATGCACCAGCGTCTCGATATCGCCATCCAGCAGATTACCTACAGCATATGTCAGGCCTGCGCGGCTGGATACGCCCGGGGCACCATCCACAGGTACTACAGTCTCCCCGTTGATGTCTTTCAGAAAGCCCATGTTAAAAGCAAATTTATATACCACACCGTTGATAGTTAACTCAAACATATCTGTCTCCTTTATGCATAAAAATAGGGCAGCTGTTACGCTGCCCTTGGTATCAGTCTGCTATTACTTCTTACGCACCTGTCTTTTTGGTGTCCTTGAAAGCATAGGAAGCCGCCTCGATCTGCTGCGCGGATACCGTCACATCACCGGACGCACCTTTGCCATTGACGCCGAAGGTTAAAGAAATCTCAACCATATCCTCTGCGTTGGATGTACGTTCCAGCTCGGTCAGATAGCCCTGGAAATACTTGCCTCTGTATGTGCCGTCTGTGCTTCCTGCCTCTTCCAGGTTAGCTTCCCAGATCTCAATCAGCTCATCCTTGTCCAGGGCGTCCTCCAGCGCGTCGATCATTGTATCGCCCTTTGCCAGGATAGAGGAACAGGTAATTTCGGTCTCGGATTCGGAAGGCGTCCGGATAGAACCGTCCTTTGTTGCCGTAGAATCCGCGTCTTTCGACTTAGTGCGGCCATTTTCAGTTACAAATGCGATAGTGGTAGCGTTATCTGTGGTTGCTTTGCTCATGATCCTGTACAGGTAAATAATCTTTTTACCGGCAACCGCGGAAGCAAATCTCTGTAAATCAAATTTCATAAACGTTTTCCTCCTGCATTTAGCATAATTTAAAAGTCAGCTGCAGCACGCCGTGCAGCAAGGGCTGACTGGTTGAATTGTCTGGTAGAATCGTCTGATGCACATTTTTTAAGAAAAAGCCAAAGTGCTGCGTATTCTCCAATTTCCGGGCGGTATCTTTCACCGCCAGAAGCATCTTGGACACCGTACCGCGCTGTCGGGCGTTATTATGCCAGATGTGTACCGTCTGGGTAATTTCCCCCAGTACAGCCGACTTGGTATTGATATCGTCCATGGTGTTGTCTCCAAGATAAATAAAAGGATATGGCGTATCATCCGGCGGCAGTGCGCCATCATAGACGTCATATCCCAGTGCCTTAAGCCGTAATAGCAAGGCGCTGAAAAGTTCCTGCTGCGGATCCATGCATCTGTCCTCACTTTCCCATAGCCTTTTTTAAGTCTTCCTTAAATTTTGGAAATTGCGCGTCAAATGCCGGTTTGACATATGGTTGGGCTTCCATGAACCGGGTACCATGTTCCACATATGCCGCGTATTCCGTATGCGGGCCAACGGCAGCCGTGTACCCGCTGTCCCGGATCTCCATCCGGATGGAGCGTTTCAGGTTACCTGAAGGTTTTACAAATACCTTTCCTGTACCCTTTTTCCACTCATAATGGCCTTTAAATTCAGCTTTCCGCTGCATTTTTTCATTCAGCTCCGCACCATTTAACTGCACCACCTGCTTCACCCGGCCGTCGATCTGTGCGGCCTTCTGCGCCAGCGCCCGCTGCATTTCCTCCAAGCCTTTTAATTCCATCACTGCACCTCCGATATGATAAAGGTATCTTTCTGCCGCAGACGTCTGCGGTAATCTACCCGGTAGCGGTCACTTCCAATCTGGATCAGGTCAAAGGGATCCGGATAATGGTTCTGCAGCACAACGGTATAGCTGCCCTGTTTCAGGCTGCCATACACCAGTTGCAGTGTTTCTGTCTTGGTGTCCTGCACGGCAGCCATCCGGCGGGTCAGCGTCTCAGTATCATCTGCATAGTCCCCGGTATCCGGATCATAACCGCCGGGCGTTACACGGACAAAAAAGATTTCGCTGTCAAACCTCATAAAAATCTCACCCTGCCCCTCTTTGCCCCGGCGTGTTCTTCCAGATAGGCATCTATGTCGTCTGAAAACCGGTCAAAATCGCTGTCCGGCCATGACATGCTTTCACCCTCTACCGTATGGGATGACAGGCCTTCGGACCCGATCCGGTTAAAACGGATCACGGAAACCTCTACCACGATGTAATTTAATGCATCAGGCACGATATTAGCCCCGCCTAAGCGGTTTTTTAACCTGCTTTCCGTCAGGCTGATAATGGTGTTCAAAAGATCATCATTTTCGGCATCGGCAAGCCCAAGCAGCCTTTTGATCTGATCCAGCATAACAGCCCCCTATTCTTCCGGCTTTTCTTCCGGCTTTTCTTCCGGCTGAGCCACGTTTGACTCGCCAGAAATAGGCCGGATTAAAGGCGTGCCCTGTGCGTTCTGCGAGCTGGACAGTTCATCCACCCGGAAAGAGGACGGCGTAGGGCCGCCCTTTCTCGGATACACGTCACCGACATCGTAAAAATGGAAGATCATGCCGCCTTTTGTACTCTTGCCATCCTGTAAGTCATGAAACGGCTTAATTACTTCATATGTCATGCTACTCTCCCTTCTTAAGCTCCGGTAATGGTTACTTTGGCTACCGCCTTTTTATTATCCGGAAGGATGTACTCCCCGGCTTTACCAGCGCCCTGCAGCGCAAGTCCGTCAAAGTCCTCGGATTCAATGGTACGCGCTGTCTCGATACCGGTAAAGGCTTTACCAACACCTGTGATATACGCATATACAACTTCGTTTTTCTGGAAAAGGTCTTCCGGAACCTCTTCGATCTGGAAGCCTTTGAATTTCAGCACAGTGTTATCATCCACGTTTGCGCTGGAATTTTTGGATGTAGTAGTCAGACCGGAATCAATAATTGCGTTGTAAACATCTGCAGTAACCTTTGCAACTTTGGTACCGATTGCGCCGATGTTGACAAAATACTTGCTTAGCTGGTTGAACACATCAGCTACATTGTCCTTCGTAATGGATGCCCCTGCAGCGATTGACTTACCGGCAGAGGTGGAAATGAATTTTCCGTGATGGGTATTAAACTGGTTCACTTTTGCCCGTGCCTGCAGTTCCAGACGGTCAGCAACAGCTGCGTCCAGATCATTGTTCACGGTATGTCTGTCAAGACCTTCATGGAAGGACCAGCTCCAGCTGTACGGCACATCGGTGTCAGCGTATACAATTTCTTTCCGCTCGCCGAACCGGTTGGAAGATCCGGTACCGGTTCCAAATGCGGTGTTTTCGTCGGTGCTGTAAGTGCCGACAACAACCGGAATATCGGAAGTCTTTACGGAAAAGGCAGTATCCTTATTCTGGATGCTGTCCAGTGCCTCGATATCACCGGCGAAGAAGTCACCGAAGTAACTCTGTGCGCCGTAGACTACCTGCAGCAGGTCCTTGAATTCCTTGTTATACCGTCTGGCCGGCAGGTCATTGTTGTTATCGTCAGCAAATACCTGCAGATTAAATACTTTTCTTTTGTGCATAAATAACTCCTCTCTATCGCTTGTATTTTGCGATCCGCTTCTGGATCTCTGTGAGCGCTTCTCCGCCGCCCTGGTACCGTTTCGGCGTGTCGCCGGTAGCACGCTCCACTTCCGCAGCTTTCAGCTGCGCGTTAATGATCTCGACAAACTTATCAATGTTCGCCTTGGTGCTGTCTGCATCCGTGCCCACAACGAAGTCCAACATGTCTTCTGTCGCGGTAATTTTATGCTCACGCAGAAGCTCTGTAGCAGTCTTCCCCAGCTCCACCCGAACAGCCTGCGCTTTTAACTGCTCATTTTCCTGCTGAAGCTTCTCCATTGCATACTGCTGCTTCTGCTCTGCGTTCATCTTCGCCAGCTTTTCAGCCTCGTCTTTGGCGTCCTGTACCGCCTGTTCACTTTCGGCCTTCCATTTGGCAAATTTCTTACTGACAATTTTGTCAACGTCCGCGTCAGAATATTTCTTTTCTCCATTGTCATCCGGCTTTTTTTCAGTGCCGCCATCCTGGCCTTCTTTTCCTGCCGGATCCGGATCACCGCCCGATGCGCTGCCATCTGCGCCTTCTGCGACTTCTGCGCCGTCATCGTCTGCAAATAACTGCAAGAAAAACATGTGTCGTTTGTCCATAATAGTTCCTCCAAATAGTTTATAGTCTTGATTCATTGGACTGGTTCCCCTTAGCTTTTATTGGCTTCCAAGCCTGGCCATGCCTTCCGGCTAATCGATCCGGATATACTCCGGATACTCGTTCTCAATTCCGCAAATGCCGATAAAAAAAGAATCCATCAGAAGCCGTCCAGGCTCCGATAGCTTCCCGTATTCGATACGGACATAACCGTTCTCGATCTCAGTATTTATTTTGTCCTCAGTCAGTGCTTCCAGAGAAGACGCCAGGGACTGGGTTAATGCTGACACGGCAGCACAGATAATATCATTCCCCGGTGGGGCGTATCCGGCATGCCCGGAAACTATGACTTCACAGTCTGATATGGATACGTTTATCATGCTTACCTCCTACTAAAATAAACCATTATTCATTATTACATAGTACAGCGCGGTTGCGATGCTCTGCACGGCCTGCTCATTTTCACTGATTTCATAGTTCCACGTCAGGTCACAAATCGCGTGGAAGATTTCATGCATTAGTACCTGACCTTTCATGTCTGTCGTCAGTGTCCCATCTATCAAAATTTCATTGGTCAGATAGTTGATTTCTCCCTTAATCGGTTCGTCCTTACTCACTACCGGGACTTCCTTTACATGGTATGGGATTCCAAGGATATCAATGTTACGTTCGTTCATTTGTGCTTTCCTCGCTTAACAGGATCGTATGTTTTTTCGAAGATATCTGGTTTACACACTCAGCGTAACGCCTTCTATCATGGCGCGCGCTTCCAGCACCGCCAGGTAATCCGCCATGGCACGGATCTGCAGATTGTACAGACCTCTAGGGCAGTTCGGCGTAAATGGAAGGGTTTCATCATCCCATTCTTCAAGCATTTTCTTCAGCTTCAAAAAACGGATTTTCAGCTGTTCGTATTCCGCTGCCATGCGTCTTGTGTAATCTGGGCTGTTCATGTCTTCAACGGTCTCTCTTAATTCTTTCATCTGTCTTCCTCCTCATTTTCTGCATAAAAATACCCCGGGCAAATGCCCAGGGTTTAAGAATATTTAACTTTCGTTTTTTACCTTTATCATGAGCTGGTCAGAGGTAAGATATTCCACCCCACGGAGAGTAATAACCGCGCGATCCAGATGCTCAACTCTCTTTCTGCCGCCATTTACATTAACAATAGTATATCCTTTGGTATATTTGGCGCTCTGAAGTTCATCAAAAATATATACCCAATAAGAATGCGGAATATTAAGTGCGTGTTCATCAATCTTTGATTCGTCTATCTCAGTGCCGTCTTTCAGCTGCTGATATAGATAACTTAGTATCCGGTACACAAGAACGTGTAAATCATTTTTTGCCATTGTTTGCCTCCTCTTCGCTCTTTTTCAGCCAATCAATGCTGTTCCGATCCATGTAGGCCGATGTACTACAGTGACAGTTCGGGTGCATCGGTGGGGCGTTTTCACCCGGAAGCATGTCCGATGTCTTAAAGTGCTGGCCATCCAGCGCCCGACAGACGGGGCAGGCATCACCGAATCCACAGGTGATATAAGTGTATTCCGTAACCCCGGCGTTGTCATAGGATTGCATCTGCGCATCTATCTGCACCCGGGCAAGTTCGGTACGCATTAAGCGCAGCGCCTGGTACTGTGAGACGTCCCAGGTCTTTCTAAGGTCCCTGGCCAGCACTGTCGGATGCTTGCCTTGGATCAGGCCTATCTCTAGCTGTTTGGCAAGATCTGCTTTCAGCAGCGTATGATTCTGCCAGATCCGTTCGGAAAATGTGGCATTGTGGAAAGATGCATTTACAATCCGCTTTGCCACCTGTGCCTCATCGCTGATACTTTCCCCAAGGATTCCGGCCTGACGCTGCAGTTCTTCCATCGTCCGCCCGGTCAGCTTCTCATCCATGAATTGCTGCAGGTCTTCGGACTGCTGCACCAATTCCAATCCGATATTTGCTTTCAGAAGCTCTAGCCTGTTCACCTTCATAGTCAAGTTATACAGACGCATTTCATCGTTGGCTTGCTTTGAAAAGTCCCGGTTCTTTACATACTTCTTTGCCTTTGCCGCGTAGGCTTCCATATCCAGCTTATCCGCGCGTTTTTTCGCGTCAGCGATAGTTATTCCCTCTTTCGCCGCATAACGCGTGTAGAAGCTGTCTATTTCTTTTTGCACACGGTCCAACGTCCGAAGATACATAGCCTGTATTTCTTTTGCATACGCATTTTCATCGGTTATGTACTTCTTTTTCGCTTCCGTCTCCCGCTTTCGCCAATACTCCAGACTGTCCATTTTTGCCATTTATGTCATCCTCAATTACTTCCCTGTCAGAATTTCTTCTGCTTGTGCTTGCGTTAAGCCATCGGAAACCATGATGATTGCCACAGCCTGATCCTCCGTTATTTTTCCCGATTGGAACTGATCGATAATGGTTAACAGCGCCTGTGTCTGCGCGCCATTCAGCGTATTATTTATCTCATCCAGGTCACCCGTATCCGGATCTGTTACACTTCTTTCGGCGTTACTCTCTCTCTCTCTCTCTCTCTTCGGCATTC